TTGATGGCAGGGGGATGAAGTTTCCGATCGAGCAGTACAACAACTTGATCGACTTCGCCGATGGTCGTGAGCTATGGGAACGGCAGCCGGATGAGCCCCAAAACCCGTTCTACATGTTCACGCTATTCCGGAATCTGCCACCATGGGAGCGGACGCTTGTTGCACTACATAAGCACTTTATCCAGATTCGTGGTCGTACCGAGTGGACCCGCGTTCCGGATGCTTATGGCCTGTGGAAGAAGATGTATCGGTGGGAGGAGCGTTGCGAGGCTTACGACAGGTTTGTTGATGGCGAGACACTGAAGCAGCTGGAATCACGGAGGATTCAGTCCCGCCTTGAGACTGCTGACATTGGCCGTGGCCTTTACAAGGCGGCGGCCGAGGCACTTGAGGTGCTCGAGGCCACGGTGTACGAGTATCACACGGATAGGGATGGTAACAGGGAGCGCATAGTACGATCTGCATTATCACCTGCGCAGATCGTAAAGATGGCGGAGGTCGGGGTAAAGCTGGAGCGACTCGCCCTGGACCTGGATGAAGTAAGTCATGGTCGTTCACCACTAATAGCTGTGCAAGTCAACCTTGGTGGTGACGAGGAGCTTATGAGACGTGCCGCAGAAGTTATCCAGTCAAGAACGCGCTACGTTAAAGAGTCTGGTCAAGAGTGATCCAGTCGCGTGGATGGAGACGAACTTCTTCATTCCCGATCCTCGTGATCCCGTGACTGGCGAAATGCTACCGCCCGGTCCAATACAACTTGCACAACACCAGAAGGACATCATCAGGGCGGCAACATTCAGGATTGATGGAAACTTCCAGTACGTGACAGTGGTTTATTCAGCGGTCAAAAAGAGTGGAAAAACCCGGATTGGTGCTGGCATTGCTGCATGGTTCGCGGATAATTTTGGACCTTACAACGAGATTTATTGTGTTGCGAACGATGGGAAGCAATCTTCCGATAGAATCCTATCTGCGATCAAGCAGGCCGTAAGACTGAATCCCAAGCTGGACTGGCGCATTACAAAGTCAATGATAACACTGCCGGATGGTACATTCATCGAGGCCATTCCTTGTGATCCGTCGGGTCAGGCTGGGGCGAACCCAGGGCTGACCGTGTGGTCGGAAATGTGGGGCTTCAGGCACCAGCACAAGGAGCGTCTGTGGTCTGAGATGACAATCCCACCTACACGATTCGGCAGAGCGCTACGATGGGTCGAGTCATATGCAGGCTACAGTGGCGAGAGTATGGTGCTTGAGAACCTCTATACACTCGGAACTGAGAACGCACGTTCGCATCCCGCGTTCAGTAAGTCTGGATTGCCTGTGCGAGTGAATGATCCAGCTAAGCTCCTGTGCTATTGGGACCATGAACCGCGAATGGTTTGGCAGACACCGGAGTACTATGCACAAGAGGCAAGCGTTCTGGTCCCGGCTGAGTATGACCGCATTCACCGCAACATGTGGGTGAACCCGGTAGATAAGGCCATTCCAATCGAATGGTGGGATGCCTGCTTAGATACAGTGCTTAATGGTGAACCACTGCCTGTGCTGGACAAGCGGACACCAGTAGTGCTGGGCGTTGACGCGTCAGTGAGCCATGACTGCTGCGCTGCTGTGCTTGTATCGCGTAATCCAAAGCGCCTCAAAGAACCTGCCATACGCCAGGTGAAGATTTGGTACCCGCCAAAGGGTGGTAAGATTGACTTATCTGAGACACTTGAAAAGTACATCACCAAGGTCTGCAAGAGATATAACGTTGTGGATGTTCCATACGACGAGTACCAGCTACACAAGATGGTGACTGATCTACGACGCAAGGGTGTGGCGCGTTTTACTCTTTTCGGCCAGATGAAGGCACGTGCAGAAGCTGACAAGCAGTTGTTTGAACTAATTCTACAAAAAGAGATCGTACATAACGGTGACCAAAAGTTACGCGAGCATGTGGATAATGCGTACTCAAAGTCGGATGGTGATAGTAAGATGCGATTCACTAAGCATAAGACCAAGACGATAGGTGGGCTCACTGCGAAGCCGATTGACGCATTGATCGCAGCATCCATGGCTGTGGATCGTTGTCTCTACCTAATGATTGGACGGCGTAGTAAGCATCGTCGGAGCAAACAAAATGCCCAAGCATGACGGATTAGCTACAGTACAAAAGTGGGTCAAGGGCAAGGAGTCGGCTGGCTCCATAGTCAGCCTTGCCCACATGTTCATCATGTCGGTAGGGGCGACGCTCTCGACCGCTCCAAGGTATGGTAGTCGCGCTCGTGATAGGTGGCTGTCCGCGTTTTGGAAGCGTCCTGGCTGCGATCTACTGGCTGGTGCCATATCTACGATGGTAGCCAAGATCGTCTCCACGAGCTGGTACGTTGATGGGCCACTGAGCCTAGCGATGCTGTATCGCGATATATTCCTACATCGGAGCCAGTTCGGTGCAGGATGGGATGAAATGCTTGCTCCATGGGTGACTAGCTACATAGACCAAGACTTTGGTGGGACAGTAGAGAGGCAGAGAACATCCATCGGTGACCATGATGGACCTGCTCTGGGCTTTGCCCACCTGGATGAGTCCCTGTGCCGGCTGACCGGTAAGCCTGACCATCCCATTGCATATGCCAGTGGTGATGGCAAGGAACGCAAGCTCCACCGCTCCCAGGTGGCTCGCATTGTCGATATGGCTAGTCCGCAGGAAAAGTATAAGGGAAACGGTTATTGCAGTGTGGGCAGGGCCATCACCACAGCACTGATCCTATGCGACATTGCGAGGTACAAGCGAGAACGGCTCAGTGACTTACCACCAGCAGCCCTACTCCTACTGAACAACCTGACCGAGGTTGAGTGGGAAGATATCATGGCCAACTACGACGCCAGGCAGCGCAATGAAGGTAATACTACCTGGCGCGATATCGTTGTGGCCTGTGGAATTGATCCTCAGTTCCCTATTACGGCTGAGCTATTTGAGTTTTCAGAGCTTCCTGAACATTACGACGAGAGAACTTGTGTAGAGATCGCAGTCTACACATTCGCTCTCGCCCTCAGATTCGATGCACGAGAGTTATGGCCTGTGAGTGCGGGTCCGCTGGGCACATCTACTGAAACAGAGATCATGCACATCAAGGCCAAGGCCAAGGGCCCAGGTATCATCTATACCGCGATTGAGCGACAGCTCAATAGCCCATTCAGTATTCCGCAGGCACTGCACTTCAGATTTGACTACCGTGATGATGAAGAGGATATGCTGGCGGCTCAGATTGCTCACCAGAAGATCAAGAACATTCGCTTGATGTGGGAGACATCACCCAATCGTGGTGATCCACTAGGAATCATCACGACTGAGCAGGCCCAACAACTACTCATCCGTGAGGGCATGGTCCCTCCTGAGATTCTTGGATTGAGCCCGTTGCCCACGGAGCAGGTCTATGACGTGAGAATGTATGGACCACCTGCTCGTGTCTACAGAGATGGTAGGGTGCTTCCGTTATGATCTACTTCAGGGCATTCAGGACACGTGGCGTATATGCCGACTATCCCGCTTTCCGTGAGCAGATCAATACGGGAATACGTATAGTTGGGTTCGATCTTGCTGGGAGGTTTGATAAGACCTGTTCACACTGGAGAAAGCGGCCATCCTTTGGGATCATGCATGAGACGACGGAGAAGGGGGTTGCTGTAGACATCATCCCTTCCGGCCCCGTGGCTCCGCTCTGGTGGTGGCATAACAATGGTGTTGAGGGCCGTACAATCAGGCCCAAGAGGCACAGGCAGCCAAGGCAACGTCAATTGGCCCAGCCACGCGTAGGCCGTGGGGGTAGGGTACGTCGGATGCGCGTTGCGCCCAGAGCCGTACTACGCTTCAGAGGTAGAGGTGGTGAATGGGTCTATCGTCGGTCTGTGGAGTGGAAGGGCCTCATAGCACAGAACTGGACCGAGAAGATTGCTACGGAGTATAATCCTACATTCCGCAGGGTCATGGAGAATGCAGCAAGGCGTGGCGCGAGAGCCGCGCAGCGGGGGTAAAGTCATGCCTTACAGTAATGTACCGAAGAGTAAGTGGGGAGCAATGGATAGTTGTGTGGAGAGTGCTATGCAGGGTGACAAGCTGAAGAAGCAGTATCCTGATCCCAAAGAGCGTAAGAGCCATGCAATAGCAATCTGCCGCACCTCCATTATGGGTAGCTCAAAGACTGCTGTTGCTCCAATGGAAGCCGAGCCCATCCGGGCTGTGCCTGACCAACCGGGAAGGTACAAGTGCTATGCAATGCGTTTTAGGTCTGCTGAAGAGCTTGACCTATATGGCACTTACTTTGACAGCCGAACCAACTACTGCTTGGATTACTACGAGCAGTGGCCATGGCTTTACCACCATGGGACGCATTCCAAGGTTGGCCCGGAAAAGGTCGGAGTCTGGGATAAGCGCGGAGTCGATGAGCATGGCATATTCGTCGAGGGTGAGCTGCTGCGCGCTGCGTCCTACCATGCAGCTATCGAAACATTGATTGGTGAAGGAGTTTTGTATCCATCATCGCAGGCGTTATCGAGTATGGTTGAAGTAGAACCTGATGGGCATGTATCGATGTGGCCCATCGCGGAAGTAACTTCAACTGTGATGCCTGCTGACTATCTAGCGCAACCTCTCAGTCCGGCAGCGAGAAGCGCAATGCTGGAACTGGGTGAGAACTTTGATGAGAGGAGTAGACAGATGACCGACAAACAAAGTGTTTGGGACAAGTTCAGAACATTCGTGGACTCGCTGGCGGATGACGAGGACGGGGACACCGAGACCGGTGCTGGAGGCGACTCTGGTGGCGGTGAGGGTGAAACCGGAACCGGGACTGAAGATACGCGTAGCACCGACAACAGCGATACCGGCCTGGACATTGAAGAGGTCGTACGCACAATCACCAAG